TGTAGCTGTGACTGTTCCTCGCCATACTTCACCGTTAGCTCGATCTTGAAATTTATACAGTGCAGCTGTACCGCATATTGCGCTGGTATCATCTGTGATAGTAGCTGCTGTTGCTGTTCCTGTAGAGGACGCACCAAATGCTGTTGCTGCACAAGCCAAGGTTGCAACTTCTACATCACCAGAAGTCATAATCACTAAATCACCATTGGCATCGGTACTACCTGCATCAACTGCATCTACTACAGCGTCACAGATAGTGTCTCGTATTGCTGTTACGTGTGTTAAAGCCATAATAACTCCTTAAAAAATTCTTATTTTTTTCTCTAGCTGCCACTTTTCTAACTTCTGTCGCAGTTGAATGTTGTGTTCTAGTAGGTTATATTGCAACCCTCGTACATACTGAGTGCCATTATCTCTATCTTTGAAGTCCTTAGTAGGAACAAAGAAATGGATTATTCTACCCATTGCTGGACTGCCTGTTATTTCTGCCATGTTTAAACTCCTAAAGAATAGGGAGAACCGAAGTCCTCCCCTCATCTCATTTAGTCGATATTCACGTAGCCTAGTACAATCGCTTCAGGACGTAGAACTTTACGACCCCAAACTTGCAGACCACGAACGATGTCTGCAAAAGTCCCAGTATCACGAATCGTCTCTACCTTGGTCAAGGCTGTAGCTGCTGCTACTGCACTTGTATGACCAGCGATAACGAACTGATTAGTAAGACCACTGGAAGTACCAGTACCTGTCCATGAGGGCAGGTTGTTTGATTTATACAGCTGGAAGCCACGAAGCTTGCCAGATGCAACCAAACCATTCCGTAAACCACCGTCACCTTGGTTGTAATCCACGCTCATTAACTTACTTGCAGTTTGAGCCAGCTCTTCGTAGAAGGCTGGTTCTGCAACAATATAACGACCTTCTTCAGGTACATTAGAGTCATCTAGTGTACGAGCCATACGAGCTAGTACATCTAAAGGATCCAACTCACCAGAAGCGTGACCTACATCTAAAGCATCTGTAGCAGAACCATATGTGCTTACGCCAGTAGCTGCTGCGATAGCTGCTAATACGTTAACATCGTATGAATCTTTCAGTGCATAGGAAGCATTATCTGATGCCAGAGTCTGCCAGTTAACATGACTGAATCGAGTTTCCAGGTCATCGATTGCAAACTGAAATGATTCAGCTTGATCAACTACCAAGATTAACTCTTGATCAGTCAGTGCTTCGCTAGACAGAGCTAGACCACGAGTATAAGCCGTAGTTGTGATCTGTGGTTCCATGATAATATTAACCGTATCACCGTAAGATGCGATTTCACCAAAGTAATCAGTATTACAAATTGCTTCGCATACTGAAGATTTACGGAAAGCTACTTGAACTTTCTTTGAAAAGATTTCAGGAGACCAATACTGATTCGCCTGACCCGTTACTGCACTACCAAAGTTAGTAGTACTACCGCCTTCAAAACTTGCCATTGTTATTTCCTCATTGTATTATTATAGTTATTGAGGAAAAGCCCCAATAACTTTATCCCTTTACTATTCTACCTTCTGCTCCTGCTTTTTGAAGTTCTGGTTCGAGCTTCTCAAAGTCAGCCAGTGATAGATTAGCAATTTCAGAAGTATGCCATACTTTAGCTTCCTTAGCTGAAGGGTCGATAGTCTCTTTGATGAGAACAGCTTCCGCTGCATCTGCCTTCTTCCTAGGTTTAGCTTTCTTAGCTGGCTTCTTCTGTGAGTCCGAAGATCCCGTATCCCTTTTAAATAGATCTAAAGCCCTTGCAGCTAAAGATGCGTCACTTGTGTTGTCGTATACCCAATCCTGTATTACTTGAGGTTGAGTCTGCGCCCACTCGTGAAATTCATCTGAGTTTGCAATTTCGTGATAGTCAGGGTGAGCCTTCTCTAAGATTAACATAGCTTCTCTAGATGATGCTTCAATGGCTCTACCACGAAGTTCTTCTATTTCAGCATTAACTTTAGCTAGCTGTTCCTGTGCTTTCTCTGTTGCTACAGTATCTACTACGTCATATACATCTGGGTATTGTTCCTTAAAAGTAGCCATTTCTTCTGGGGTTTTAGGGACAACTGCAGGTGCTGATGTAGCTATAACGGTTTCAAGACGACCTTTCTCAGCCTTCCATTCGTTTAGTTTATTATCGTAGTGACGTTTCAAATCATCATGACGTTTCTTATAGTCTACCTTTCTATACGTGGTAGGCTCCTTTTCTAATACTTCCTCAGGAGTAGCAGCCTCTGTAGGTTCTACAGGTTCTGGGTCCTTGTATGCCATAGAGTCGTTGGCTCCCAACAGTCCTCTAGGTTTCTCGGTTGTATCTGTCCAAGGTTTAGTTTTGTTATAAGGATTTGCTTGTGGTTCCTCCACAGTGGTTTTATCTTCTGACATCGTACCTCCTAAGGGCTTGTTAATAAACAAGGTGGCCTAAAAGTTATTAAAATGTAGGGGCATACCTAAGTATGGTGGCCTACGGTTTATAAAGTATCTCGTATTTTTGTACGTAGAGTCTTTAATTTGTTTAATGCTAGTAACTGACCTTGATTACGTCTCAAGTCACTGTCTGTGCTAGCATATAGATTTGTTTTCTGGAGCAACTTCTCTTCTTGCTCTATGTATTCTACAAAGATAGCGAACTTCTCCTCACTACCAAATAATGTGTTCAACCGGCCTGCTAGTTCCTTATCCAATAGGAGGTTCCCCTTCAGGCATTTGATCTACACCTGAGAACTCTTCTTCTCCAGGTACAGCGGGTAGTTGTGGTGCTACTGCACCTGCTACACCTTCCTGTTGTGGGGGAGGAGCAGCACCGCTTGCTGCAAAGATAGCAGCCATCACCTGTGCCTGATTGACATCATTAACTACTTCTTCAGGATCTAGATCCATACTCACAGCTAGTTCTTTAATTATTGTAGGTATCTTAACGAAGGGAGCGATCATTGGGTTCTGAGCTGTCTGTAAGAACATAGTAAGACGCTGTGATCGTACCTCTTTCTGAATGAGGGAGGATGTGCCTGTGGCTTTAACGTTCATGTCACCATCTATGTTCAGGTCACCTGTGTAGTTAGCCATGTTCCACTGGAAGAAGGACTCACCTAAAGGCTTCAACAGGAAGTCATCCATGTTCTTCACTACCGTCTTAATACTTAGCGAGGCTGCTCCCATAAGCATAGACATACCAGCAGCAGTGCGAGTAGTAGACTGCACACCAGTTTGACCATGAGAGTAACTAGGCATACCAGTCGATTCATCAGCTAATTGCCTGAACTTGTCGAACATCATCATGTTCTCTTGTGTAGTGGTAGGTAGCTTGATACCATGTACCGCCTGACCAGGCATACCTGCTTGACGTTTGAATATCTTACCTGCGTATACTTCCATAGACTGTCCTGGTACTAAAGCAGACTCATCTACGTCTAAGATAAGATTGCCTGACAGAGCTAGGTTGTCTATAGCCATGCGAGCATGACCATTCATAATCTGTTGTGAGTCATCCATATTCTCAGCAACACCTACTCCGAATATAGAGTAAGGGTTCTTCTCATATGGGAAAGCTAAATATGGAATACGAGCTGGTTTGAAAGGATTAGCAACCAAGCGTAACACTTTACCACCGGAAACCCATGCATTAATCTGTACATCATCGGTGTCATCCACATCTTCATCTAATTCTAATCCAGAGTTTCTAACTGTCTCAGCATCCATTATTCCCCAATACTCAAGTACTTCGTATCTGTCTTGTTCTGGGGTTACACCTTCATCAAATTGGATGTGTGTCTCAAAGTCTTTGATCTGGTAGTTAGGACCATGAGTAATGATGTCTTTAATAGCTTCTGCTTTGAAGTAAGGACGTTTCTTTAACGCCTGAAGCTGTGAGCGATTCAACCCTATGACGATGTATAACCCATTCTGCTTCTCCTAAGGATCTAGCATTAGGGTCAGGATAGAAGTTCCACAAGCTTACGAACTCTAAGCGTGGGACCTTAACTTCCTCAGGTGCATACTCTCTCTCACCTTCTTCATTCTTTGTCCACTTGTGTAATGTCTTTTGGTAGTTGAAAGGACCTTTGATGATCCCAGTACCTAACAGAGCAGACTCGAACAAGGCATTACGTACCTCTGTAGAACCGTCTGACTCTTCAATTTGATCATGGATTAACTTCTCCATGTTACGTGCAGCTTCCTTAGCTGGGTCTATCTGTGGTGTACCACCACCTTCTAGTACAGCTCCTGGGCCTAGTGTCTGTCCATCACCTTCATAACCTAAGTCTAAGGGGTCTTTCTCCTCCTCTTCTTCAGGCATCTCTGGAGCTTCCATTCCCTGTTCAATACCAGGATTAGCTCCTAAGTGTGCGTACTCTGCTATACCTGTTGGTACGATAGTAGGCTGAATAGATATAGGAAACTTACCTGCTGAGAACACTACGTCTACTAACTGACCATATGCTGCTAGTACTTTAGTCTTCGTTACCTTAACAAAGACTCTAGATTTCTCTGTCTCTTTAAACTTAACGTTCTTACCATACAGACCACGATAGTTTCTAAAGGCTGTTAGCCATCGTTGTTCATGTTGATCTCTGCTAGTCTCTGAGGCATGTAGC